TTATTTATCTTCTTTATAATGACTCATGCTTAAAAAAATATAAGACACTCCTAAAAGTTCAAAGATAATTCCTATGGAATATTTTTTATCAATCAAATTCATTATTCCTACAAATAAAAAACAAATACTTGAAAATAACCATAATTTCCATGATTTTATATTCAAAATCACATCCTCCTCTAGAACGTAACTATTGTTTGTTGACTAATTATACCACAACTAATAACATCTTAAAATTAAGGATAATTAAATAGATCTATAATTATATTAAACATATAGAAAACTATTAAGTAATCAATTTAAAAACACCACATAATTCAATTATTTTGAATTATGTGGTATTCTAATAAATTATTCGCTTTTTTAACTATCTTAAATATAATCATAGCCAAAATTACATTCTTTTATTTCCATATTTGTCAAATGTTTTTCTTAAATGAATTTCTGTGCTAGGAACGGAGCATACAATTATTGTTACAGATATTATTGTTGAAATCTTGCTTGCAATATCAATATTGTTTTTGTAAATTATATTACACAGTGCTGATATTATTAAGCATATAATACCAACATATATTAACATATTACTACAAAAATAATTTGCTTCATCCCATACATCTTTATTCAGCATAGCAAATGGCGTTCTATATCCATAAACATTACTTATATTCTCTGGTGGGCAAATTTTAAGTCCAACTCCAACAGCCAATACAACTAATCCAATTAAATAACTGGTAAATAACATAATAAAACACCTCTTTATTATTATAAATATTCTTATTTTATTTGGTTAATTATATCATATTTTTCACACCAATTCATCAAGGGTAATTGGATTACCCAACTAACCTGTTGATTTATAATAACTTGAATTTATTTTTTTATTTTAGAAGTGAAATGAGGTCAGTATTTTCATACTGACCTCATTTGATTAAATGGGTTGCTGTTATTAAAACAGCATATATCTGATGTATATTTCTTACATAACAAATATATAATATTTAAATTATTTCATCCAGTATTTATTACTGGTTATACATCAAGTTAATGGAACCTCACTTGTAAATCGGTATACATTTACCTTTAATCACAAACATTTTCTAGCAGCATCCTTCATCAGCTGTCCATTATAAAGAACCGATAAATCAAATCCTATCTCTCTATTACCTGAAAATAATACTTTTAAGCAATTATCTCTCTTATCTATTATTTTTCCACTTCCAAATACTTTGTGAACTACATAATCCCCTATTTCTAAATCGCAATTTTTCATAAGCTCTCCCGAATTTAACAAGTCACATTCTTCTATAAACCTGGATACATTTACTGCCTTTTTCCTAATAGTACTTGAATAACATAAAGTCAAATTATCTATGGCTCTTGTAACCCCTACATAAAAAAGCCGCCTTTCTTCTTCCAGATTATTTTGTATGCTATTTGCATGGGGAATTAACCCTTCGCTGCAGTTTATTATAAACACATTCTCAAACTCCATACCTTTCACGCCGTGAATATGAAAATTTGATATGTTTTAATTAGCTAGTATCTGTGATTTCATTATTAAATTTCATAATTCGTTCCATTCACATAATAATATTATACTACTTCCATTTAATTAATTCAGTATGTAATAATATTTTTTATTTTTAATTTTTATATAAAAAAATAGCTCCTGATTATTCATCAAGGGCTTGTACATAAGTTCTACAAATTATCTGTAATCTGTTCTATAGGGCAATCCATTTCGTCTTCAATAAAATCCAATACTAAATTAAAAACATCTTCTTTTAATTCACCCATAACAATATAATCTAATTTATCTTTGTTAAAATAATAAAACTGTTCTGCTTTTATATATCCATCAATACCATCATTGTTTTCAATAATTGAATCATTATGAGCAATAGGGAAATTACCTGGATATTCTAACTTCTTTTTTCTTTGTTCATCATTTTTAAATGAAGACATTACACTACAAATTATATCATAGTTTAATCCATGAATTTTTCCATGTTCATCACTTAAAACAACAAAAGAATGTTTATTTATTTCTTTTCCTTGACTTTTATAATTTTTTACTAAAATTATATCTCGTACTTTACACAACTTTATCACCTTAAATCTATTTGTTTTTAGGACTATAAACAATAACTTTTTTCTTACCAGTTAAAACTTCTTCACTCCAATCTATAGGAACTACTTCTTTTAATGCTTCTTTTGAAGATAATGATATAAAATCTCTGTTTTTTAATTTGTTTAAATTAAGTGATCTACTCATACCATCTTCCTCCTTACCTTTCCATTTTTTTAATTTTACCTTTTTATGTTTATACCATTTAAATTTTCTATTCATATTATTATACATCTCCCATAAATTGTAAATTATATCTAATTTTATTATACAATTTATGGGAATACATTCAAGATAAACTATTGGATAATTTTATAAACTATTGGATAAGTTTATAAACTATTGGATAATTTTCTTTTATTATAGCACATAGAAAAAAGAAAGTGAAGCTAAAAACTACACTCTGAAGCTAGAAATTAACGGTTATGAACGCAATATTAATTAAACTAATTAAGCTACTTTTTTATCTTCTGATTTTACTTGTCCCATCTTTATCTTTGTTACAGTTGCCTTTATTAAATTATATATACTTTCTGCATCTAAACCTGTTTTCTTTGAAATCAGCTCTGTAGCTTTACTATGTTTAACTTCTGAATCCCAATTAAAACCCTTTGCTTCTTCCTCTATCCTTAATATTATATCTGTAGCAATAGATTTATCCATATTATATTGATCTACACCTATTTTTTCTTTTAATGCTTTTTCTTGTTCTTCTATAAAATTAGCATGTTTCTTTCTAAAATCTTTAACATAATAACTTATTAATGCAAATAAACTAGCAATTACTATATATCCTAAATCTGGTATGATTGTTGTTAATAAAGTTGTCATAATTATTTACCCCCATTCTTAATGAAATCTAATACAGCTTGGCATGTGTCGTATCTGGTTTGTCCTTTAATTATCTTTGTAGCATGTTCTGTAAATTGTCCACCACCTACACAATAAATATTCTCTACACAGCTATAATCAAACTTTACTAGAGAATTATCTATAATTGGACATTGTAAAAAATCAGCTAAATATCCTGCTGCTCTTTCATCTACACTATTATTAATACATACTATATTTTTCACTTTCTTTATACCTCCACTAACAAATATTTTTTCATTAAAATCATCTAAATCACAATTTGTTGATACGCCAGGAACTTTTCCTGTTTCTGAATATTGGAAACCAACATATTCTTTATCAGTATGAGGACTATTTACACCATATTCTGCAATCCACAAGCTTAGACCTAAAGAATCATTATTCATACTTTCTTTTAGAAAACTTGTATATGTATATAATCCAACCTTTACTCCCTGAGATTCACAGTAATTTGCAAAAGATTGTGTCCTTCCTAATGCTGAACCATCTTTAAGACTATCATGTTCAACATCTATCATTGGAATACAATCATATGCTAAACCACTTATACAATTTAGAAAATGAATTGCTTCCTGTTTAGGATCATTCTTTCTCAAGAAATGATAGAAACCAACCTTCAATCCTACATCTTTACAACCATTATAGAATGTTCTCATCATTGAATCATTATATGTTAAGCCTTCAGTACTTTTAATATAACAAATTTCATATCCTGCATCTTTTACAGCTTGAAAATTTACAGAACCATCATTGTTACTTATGTCTATACCTTTCATTAACTCATCTCCTCTAAAAGAATAATATCTTTATTAATAACGCTACCATTGTAGTAATTGCAAAATAAAGCCATTTATTGTTATTATCTATTAATTTATCTATTTTTTCGCATAACATTTCAATTTGTGATTCTTGCTTTGTGTCGGATTTTTCAAGGATTCCTATTCTATTACCATGATCTTTTAAAGTTTCATCATGTTCTGATACTTTCATTTCCATTGTTTCGTTATTCATCTTTTCACCTCCAAAACTTTAAAAATAGGTAATAAAAAAAGACTACATATTTATATAGCCTAAATTTATTACCTAGATATTTGATTTTTATTTTCCAAATACCCATCCAATTATATTAAATGCTTGTGAACTATTTTTTGTTAATGTAAAACTTCCGTTATTTGGTTGAGATAAGGTGAAAATAGGATCTGTAGTAGACATCCAATAATCAGTACTCTGATTGTAAAGCTGTGCTGATGTCCACCAATACCCTCCTGCTAATATTCGATAGTAATTATTTATATCAATATATCTGAATATTATAAAAATTATTTTTGAGAAAGAAGTTGTAAAAGTATAAGTATGACTAGTATTATAATATGTTCCATCTATTTGATGATATTCATAAGGTAATCCACCTAAACTTTCTATAGTAGCACTTCCTGATATTCCAAATATAGATTTACCAGATATAATATTATTACTAGATAAATTGCTATCACCTTTTATAGTAATATTATCATCATATATTCCAGCAGGTTTTACAATATCACTTGTTCCCGGTGTAACAGTCTGTGCGGATGTAGCCTGTACTGGGCAAGAACCTGTTACTTTATTTCCATTTACATAAGCTGTTTGACCATTTCTTATTTGTGTTGCGGTTGCTGTTGCATCTGCAGTATCTACTACACTAGATTTACCATCTATACCAAATACTTTTTTTCCTGCCTTGATGTTGTCTGAACTTAAATCTGGTTCTGAGGTATACACACTTCCACCATTAAAATAAGTTCCTTCTGGTGGGTGCATATATGCCTTTCCATTAGACACTATTTTGGCTATTGCTTGTGCATCTATACCAGCTCCACATATAGGAATACTTCCTTGTTTTATGCCATCTTCTGTGCCAAAAGTTTTTGTTTCTAATACATCTCCAGAGGTTGCTGTTCCATAATCACCTCCTTCACCCAATAATTGAAAATTTGAGCCATTCCAAAATAGCATATAATTACTTGCGTATAATTTAGCATTATTTCCATTTTGTTTTTTAATTGCGTGTGCTGTTCCACCATTTATACTTAAAGTAGGTGCTGTAGTACTTGGATTATTGAATGTTATAGTGAATTTTTCGTTTGTATTAATAACTTCTGATGTTTCAATACTATAAGCATCACCACTGTTAGTGGTAGTTCCTAAGTGTGGTATTTGTTTTGTATTATCTGCTATGTGATTATCTATTTTATCTGTATTAGTTGCTGTTGATGAACGAATATAATCTAAATAGTTAGTAATTAATGATGCAGCAGCAGAATTATTTAATGGTAAAGTTACTATAACATTAGGGATAGATTCACTAGAAACTAATTGTAATGTATCATTAGGTTTTATAAAACCTTCTACTGCATTGATAGTTGATTCAATTTCACTTTTTAAGACAAATTGAGAAGTCAATGAACCATAAGATGTTCTAACAGAACTTATATCAGAAAATGAAGATTTTTTAATTATTAAAGCAATTGTGTTGTCATTTCTTTCATAATATTGACCTATGTTAGATACATCATCTTTACTTGTAGCCATACATCTAGTCATTCCAATAATATCTACTGTATTTCCAGATACATTAGGAAATGTTCTAACCCCTTCAAAAACTGTACTAGGTATAATAATATAATCAACATTTGTACCTGATTCTAAATGATCAAAATCTGTTCCTGATATAGTGTGTTTTCCTATTCTTTGGATTAATTGCCAAGGGTATATAATTTCATCATATACTTGATTATTTTCTAGACAATTTAAACAAGGAATTGTATAATCAATCTGTTCTCCATTACTTGTTCTTCTTACTGTAGTCTCACTAGAACTCGTATTATAATCAAAGTAACTGCTGTTAATATACTTATTTATTATTTGTTGTTCAGTTAATCCTTCTACATTAGATTTTAATATAGGAATTACCATTATGTCTTTATAATATCCATTATTATAAGTTACATAACCTGAACAAAAATTGCAGTACATATCTAAAGCACTACCATCCATTAAAAGTCCTACATTAGTCCAAGAGCTTTCAGTTACATCTCCAGTAGTTTTTATAGTTGAATTAGCAGATACATTCTTTTGTGTCAACTGTATATGACCTTTTGCTTTGCACATTATTAAATAATAATAATCTGCCGTACCCGTGAATCTGATATAAGAACATCTAGGAGCATTTAATGGATCTGTAAAATCACTGAAATATCCATCTAAGCATGCAAAACCATCTACTGTTTTTACAAGTGAATTTAACCAAATACTAAACATTCCACCATACATTCCTGCTGTAGAATATTCAGATTGATGTGTAGTTATATTGCCTAAATTTCCTAATAAATTCTTTAAGTATCTACCTTTAGCATTAATAGCTAATGGAGATTCCACAATATTAGAACCAATGGTAATAGTTTCTTTTCCTACAGTTATATCTTGTTTTTGTTCCAAACTACCATCTATGGATGTATTAGTACCTAATAAATCAAGTTCTTTATTAGCAATTGAAGAAAACTTAATATTATTATATCTATTACTATCGCAATTTGCAGTTTCTTCTATGCCAATAGGAGAATCCTCTATAATACCACCATCAACTAAACATGTATTTGTATTTTCAACATGAATACCAGCTACTTTATTAGATTTTAATGTTAAACCTTTTACTGTGCCGTTTATTGCATTACTTAATCTAATTCCATATTGATTATTTTGTTCACTATCTAATTGTTCAATTACAAAATTATGATTAGCATAAGAATTTGATAATTCTACGCCAGAGTAATTATTAGATATACATTTAACATTTTCTAATCTAAAATTATCACTTGAAATAATTTGTACTCCTACAGAATTATAGTTAGCACTACTATTTTTTATTATAGTTCCATCCAAACAAGAATCTACGCATATACCAGAAGATAAACAATACTCTGCTCTTACTCTATTTAATATTAAATTCTCATTACTACCACAAGGATGTATTCCTTGAAAATTAAAATCATGTACATATACATCTTCTATAGTGAAATTATTGGTATAATCTAATATAATTCCATTAAAACCTGTGTCCATATCTATTGTATAAATAGGTACTTTTGCTTTATTACCGTCTATCTCACCACCAGTAATAGAACTATTAGTTACTTGATGACAATAAATAGCTGACGTTGCTACTACTACATAACTGTTTTCTACAGGAATATCTTTTTCATAATTAGTTTCCACAGAATTAGTTCTAGTCACAGTTAATACATTACCTGATATACTTGATATAGTCGCGGCTATTCCTGGTAAATAACCAGTAGCTCCTGTACCATAGCAAATTTGTTGTCCCATTTTAAAGCCTGATACATCTGCTACTGTCAAAGTATATGTATGAGCTGTATGCGCTACTGTTAGTGTAGTTTTAAATTGATCTTTTACTTTTAGAATAGCTCCTTGAGATAATTTAAGATGTACATCACTTTTCATATTTAAGCCTTTACTTAAAAAATAAATTCCAGGTGAGAATATTATAGTTCCCCCTCCATTAACAGTCATATTATCAATTATATCTTGTACCGTATCAATATCTGAGGGTTCGACAAAACGTGTTATTTTATTAACAGAAGTATTTATTCCACTTATGTTTTCATTTTTTAATTTACTATCTGCATCTAATTTATCCCAGTTATCATTTAATATTGTTTTTATATTAAATGTATTACTTCCATCTATGTTCTCTGCTTTATACAATTGTAAGGATTCTGTTGTTGTTGCCATTTTATTACACTTCCTAACTAAAAAATTAAAATGCGAATTTACTGAGTGGTTGTTGCTGTAATTGATCTAATGTCATCACTCCATCTATTTCGCTTATAAGTAAGTATCTAAAACTATATAAAACTATTAATTGAGCTGGTTTTATAATATTTATAGCTTTCTTTAAATTATCTAAATCTATAGGTACTCCATATTCTCCAATAAATTTTATATTTATATCTCCATCTATTAATTGCGACTTAATATCCCCATTATGCCAACTATTACATACAGCTTGAATTAAATCTATAGAAAAATTACCGTAACTTTTCCTTCTTGCTTCTAATTGGCTTCTTCTATCCTCTAAACTGGAATTTGGATCAGTTTTAAAATTCAATACTTTTTCCATCAATGGTATTCCAATGTCTTCTGTCAGTTCGTCAAAATAAATTTGTCCACTTAGAATATCTATTATTTCTTTAATTTTATCTATCTCAAGTCCAATGCTGTTATATAGTTGATATATATAAGGATCATTCCTGTATAATTTATGAAGGTGTTGTATTAGATCATCTTTACTAGACATTCAATGTCACCGTCCCTGTTTCTGGTATTTCGCATAAAGAGGCTACTAAAGATAATGGTACATTAGAGTTTCCACCATTTACTTGTAAATTAGAATAATCATTGATTCCTTCTGTTTCATATAATAAATTTCCTATCTTTGCATAGGAAACAGAAGGTGTATCTTCTTTAAGTGCTATGGTTTTCAAATAACTTGTTACAGATAATTCAAAATTTGATTGAACAATATCTTTCGTATAATTTGTAGCTAAAACTATCGTAGCAGATATATTTATATTTTTAGCTACAGCACTTTGTATTGTAGTATAACTACCAGCACCAGCTAATCCTTTACCCATACCCCAGGTTGACCAATTTCCATCACTATCTTGTATTCCTTTAGGATCTATAATATTTTGTGCATTATCTATTAATGTTTGGTCTGCTACTTGCATATTACTATTACAAATAACAACTAATACACTGTTTTTACCTTGCCAACATCCAAATGCTTTTGCTCGTCCCACTCCATCTATACTTTCTGCCCAATTTATAAACGCATTTTCATTATTGCTTGTAATTGGATTTCTTAAATATGTATAATATCTTTCTCTTAAAAAATCATCGTTTTCATTATCTATTCCATTTGACACTACATTTAAATTAGTAATACTAACTATTCCGTTTAAAGTAACTGGTATTTGTATAATTGTATTTGCTGGTGTATTGCCATAAGTACCTATTTGTAAAGCTTGTATTGGTACAAGACCAGTGCCATTTATTATAGTATCTATTGTACAAGCATATTCAATTCCACTTTTTGTCTCGAACTTATCTCCCATATGTACTGTTCCATTTCCATTTACAGTTAAATTAGTAGTAGCGTATGTACCTAATTTTCTTTGTATTCCAGTACGTTGTTCAACAAATCTTTCCAAGTCCGCACCACTTAAATTATCTACATTTTCCATATTATCTCTAGTATCAGATAATTCTTTATAAACATCTGCCAATGCTATAGCAAAAGATTTTAATGTATCATACATCGGATAGCCTATAGTTTTCTCATATGAGTTATCTACATTATCCAATAATTCTTGCTGTATATTATCTGTTGTCTTATCTGTATAATAAGCCACTATACCACCTCCTGTTTTTCTATTACTCCATCAATTAAAGTAACTTTGTAACTTACTTTCCATTTCGTTTTTTCTATATGTGTTAATTCAAAAGTGTCTACACTTTGTATATATCTATGCTTCAATAAAGCCGTTTTTATCTCGTTTATTAATTCAGACTGGTAATATCCTTTCATTTTTAGAAACTTTTTACCATAAAAATCTTCTATGTTACAATAAAATTCTGTATCCTTATATATATCAAATTTATCTTGATATGTAAGTAAAATTAAATGTATCCATTGTTCTATCTTTTCTATATCTGTAGTTAATTCAACTAATTTTCCACCTTCTATAACAAATGTATTACTATTAAAATCAAATTTATAAACTCTACCAAGTGGATCTATTGTTGTTATAGAAGGTATATTGTCTATTTGTTGTTGTATATCTGGAATAAGTGGTAGCATATTAGTTGCTGCCATAATATCCACCTCCTAACTAACCTTATCAATTACAATCAATGTTTGATTATCATTTGTAAATTGACATATAACTTTATCACTAATTTGTAATCCTATATGTGTAATAGTAGCACTTATATTTTCACCACCATCAATACTCATTGTAACTGTTTCTGTATAACCTTTTAATTTATCCCCTACAATTAAATTTTTTCCATAAAAAAAAGCCTGTCCATCTAATACGCTTACTTTTATAGGATCTATTTCAACTACTATTCCTAATACATGCCCTAATAATTGTGGATTATTTCTTTTATCATATTCTTGTTTCCATTCGTTTGCCCATCTAGCATTGTACATATTTTAACCTCCTATAAAACCCTTATTGCTGCATTACAATTTTGTGCATAATATCCAGAAAACGTAGATATTTTAACTACATCTCCAGTATGAGGTGCTTGTATAAATTGGTCGTTACCTATATACATTCCAACGTGTCCAGTATTAAAGAAAAATACTATATCTGCTGGCTGTATATCATTCATACTTACTCTAGTCCCTTGATTTACCATATCATATGTATAAGCAGCTAAATTGTAGCCAAAATGATTAAATACATATGCTACAAATCCAGAACAATCAAAACCACTTGGAGTTTTACCGCCCCAAACATAAGGTACACCTAAAAATTGTTTTGCATATGCAATTATTTGATCTGCTTTATTATTTCCATTACTAGTAGAACTTCCACTAGTAGATTTTTCTGTACCATAATCTGTAGTATCTACAAATGTAGCACCACTAAAATCTACAGTAATTTGTATTTTATGTACATTACCATTTAATGTATGTTGTGCGGATTTTATTTTATAATATCCTTTTACGCCATATCTACTTATATCTATATATATCTGTCTGTTAGGCCTTATATTTTCACCATTTTCAACATCCAAAAGTGTTACTGTAACTTCCCTATTAGTTGCGTCAAAAGCATTGAGATAATTCTGTGCTGTGGTTCTCGCTTGTGCTTCATTTTGTCCATTTACTTGTAGTATTTTACTCATACGCCCAAATATTTGTATATTATTATCATCAGTTTTTGTCGCTAATATAGTTGGTGGTACTGTAGTTTCTATAGATGTAGTTGCATTATCTGTATTACTTTCTGTAGATGTAGAATTATTAGACACTATTACATAGTCACACATGTTTTCCATATTTCTAGTTACATTATAATCATCTGCCATTATATATTTACAATTACTACTATCTAGCTTTTTAATATTACTAATTTTATCTATCCAGAGGACTGTTCCCCTTATCTCTGCAAATATATCGTCTCCTGTTTCACTTTTACACTTATCCAAAATATCTTTAATTATATCTATATATTTTTTGCCCCAATATAAGTTATTTATTTTTGTACTTAGAGCCATACAAGCTCCACCGATATAATTATCAGTTAAAATTTTATAAATACAACTTTTAGCATCTTCACCATTAAATTGATATACTTTAATTTGATCTTGATTAAGAAAGAAACTATAATCTTGTACTGTATAACTACCTTTTCCTTTATCCTGTTGTTTTTGTGTGACAACTCCAGTAAATACCGTCGTATCATCCACCTTTAAAGCAATGTGACTTCTTCCTTCAGCAAAATCCATCATCGAATCAAAGGTCAAATTTCCACCTATATTATCTTTATCATATGACCAAGAAAAATTATCACACAAACTTGTTACATCCACATAATCTTTAAAATTATAACCAACCAAATAATTCGTAAGAAATCTCCATTTTCCTATCATATGTTCACCTTCTTTAATGCATCTATAGCATTAATTAAGGCTGTTTTAGCTGGAGCTATTACAAAAGCATCTGCTGGATTATTGTATTGTTTAAAGGATACTTTATATTTTATATCCCCATTATTTTTATATTGCCATGTTAAACTATCTACTATTACGAGCCAATTAATTATTTCGCTGTTATCTTCTCTGGTTTGTATACATTTAATTGCAGTTTTAGTTTTTTTATTATTATTCCAAAAATTAATCAGTTCCATTGGATTTATATTACTTTTTATAACATATCCTCTTTGTGCATTTTCTGGTGGCAAAAAACATTCTATAGAAAAACTACCTATATCTGTTCCTTGTGGTATTATATATGTTGTTCCATCACTTCCAGTAAAAGTATCTGTAGTTGCATTACCTGTATCAAGTTCTGGCATATCTTCTGGAATAACTGGTAGTTGATAAACAAAAGTACGTTTTTGATCTGAAAAATATATATCCAATCTAACACCTCCATAAAAATAAGAGGTGCTACATTTTGTAACAACCTCTTATGCTGTTTGCATTTCTGTTTTTAATGAATTCCAAATATGACTACCTATTTGATCCGCAAATGCTTCTGTACCAATAAAAGTGTCAATATTTATATTCAAATTTATATCTTGCTTATTATTTCCACTTAATATTTTCTTTGTATCTTGTCCATTTATAACCTGTTCTCCACCATGCATCCTCATTCTTTGTCTACCTATTACCAACTCCGCTGTATTTTCTGCTACGTCTGCTACACCTTCTCGTGCACTAGTCGTACCTGTCCAATAACCTTTATATCCTGCACCTGTGGCAATATTTTCTGGTGAACCATATCTACTTTTTATATATCTTATTGCTGCTACTGCATTTGCTATTGGATTGGTTATACCTCCTAATCCAGATATCGCAAATTCACGAAAAGTTGAAGGTAGCATTTGCATTAATCCAGTTGCATATTCTCCATTAACTCCAACACTATTAACTAGATTAGGATTTCCTGTACCAAGTTTCCCTGGATCTCCACTTTCTCTGCTTGTTATATCTAATAATTTAGTCAACCAAGACATAGGACTTCCAGTAATCGCTAGAGCTGTAGTAATCCATCCGCTTACATCTCCACCAGTAAAAATCCCATGTGCAAAATCCATAGCACCTCCAAATACTTTACTGATAACAGTTTTTAAGCTATCTTTTCCTTTAAAAATTCCATTATATAATCCTTGTATCAAGTAGTTTCCAATTTTCGTCATTTCCTTACTTGGTGAAGCAATACCAAAAATATTCTTTATTCCTTTAAGGATTTTTGTTCCGAGATCTTTAGCTACTGAAACTACATCGTCAATTTTAGCTTGAATTCCTGCTTTTAATTGATTTACAATATCTTTACCCCATTGTAAAGCCGTAGTAGGTAAATTTTTAAAGAAATTTATAAAATTAGTAAATTTTTCTGATATCCATGTACCAATACCAGATATAATGTTCCATGCTCCAGTTTTAAAACTAGTAAACATATCAGAGCCATATTTTGCCCATTTAGCAGGTAAACCACTAAACCATTCCATTGTATTGGTAAATTTCATTTTTATCCATGCCCATAAACCACTAAAGAAAGTTTTAACTTGTGTCCAATGTGTGATTACTTCATATGCAATTAAAGCAAATGCTGTTATTGCTGCAATAACTATTACATATTGTGGTGGCAATTTAAATATAGTTTCTAATAATTTACCGCCTTTTCCTACAGTCGATAAACTATCTAATCCTTTTTTAAAATCTTTTATTCCTTTTACAACAGTATTTATTGTGGTTGCAACTTTCCATCCTGCAAATGCTGTACCTATACCAACTATAGCTAATCTTACAGCTCCTCCATGTTGTGCTAACCAATCAAATACTGTTTTAACTGGATAAAGTGCATCATTCAATAATTTTTGTATAGTTTTTGTTACATCTTTTGTACTTCCACCTAAAGATGGCATTATATTAGTTGCAATTTTACCTACATCTTTTATAATGTTTGCCAAAATTGGTTGTACAGTTCCAACTACTACACCAATAATACTAGAAATAATAGGTGTTGCGTTACTTAATCCTGTAGCAAATTTAGACATATAGGGAACAAGCATACTTCCTATACTTCCAGCTAGTCCATTTATTGTGTTTTTAATTCTTATAAGTGTACCTTCATAGGTTGCACCTGCTGCCTTGGCACTACCACCAAATTCTCTATTTAATTCACTTAGAATCATTTGTTGTGCTTTCGCTGTTTGCCCTGTACTAACTAGACTTTTTATAGTTTTCTTTTGACTATCTGTAAATGTAACACCAACTTTAGTTAAAGCTGTAACACCCTTAATTGGATCATTTAAAGCTTTTCCTAATTGCATAGCACTTGCTTTTGTATCTGTTCCAAGTGCAGTTGACATGTTGTTAACAGTACTTAATGCATCTTTCATTATGCCACCTTTTATGTTGGTGAATGTCAAAAGCATATTTTCTGTTGCAATGTTCGTCCCTTTTGTGAAGGTTGTTAGTTTGGACTCTGCTGTTGCGTAATCCAATAATTGTTTTTGACTTAATCCTGCTGCCCCACCTGTACTTTTCAAAACACTAGCCATTTGTTGCGTTGCTTTCTGTGCCCCTTGTGCTCCTGCTATAGCAGATTTCATATTGAAACCTGCAAATAAACCACCTGCAAATCCAGCAATAGAAGATTTTAAGCCAGAAAAACCACTTGTAACTTTATTTCTAAAAGCACCTACATCATTTTGAGCGTGCTTTAGTTCTCTACTAAATGACTTTGTTGCTTCTACTGGCTCTTTCATCTTTGGACTAAACATATCTTTTAAATTTAGTATTGTACCTATAACTCTACTTATAATTCTCACCTCCTCATATAAAAAAAAGAAAAGATAAGAATTATTAATTATCTTTTCCGTCAAATAGTATTTTTAAGAATTGTCCTAAATCTTTCCAATATCTATTCTCACATTCTATGTAAAACATTTTGTCATAACTATCTACATTTAATAATTTATCAAGATCATGACCTCTAGCAACTAGGAAAGTAACTGTTTTTAAATAATCACTTTCCTCTATTAGTTTTTTACTTCATTTTGTAATTTCTTCATGTCTATTCCACTAGTTGCAATGAGTTTATCACCTATTTTAGTAATATCAAGTCTTTCAAAAGTTAAAAGGACAATATCTGACTCTGGATGTCCTTCCATTTCTTCCTTTACACTTTCAATTAATTCTTTATCATGGAAAGATGGACATTGCTTATAAATTAAGTCTGCATATACTTCTACTACATCATTTGTAGATACCGAATTATCTGCGTTCATCTTATCTAGTTCGTCCAAATAATCAAAAACTTCTTTTTGAGTAGGTGTTATAAATTCCATAACTTCACCTTCACCTACTTCAATTTCAACTACTTTGTGTTGATTATTCTTTTTAGCTATTTTTTTAGCTATTAAATCCTTTATAGTCAACTTTTTATTTTTTACTGCTGTTTTACTTTCTTTATTTTCTTTTTTCATATATAACAAATCCTCCTAGTTAATAATTATTATTATTTAGTCTATAGTTTCTATTGGTTTTGCCATTAAAGCATTAAATGGAAATTCTTGACTTGTATTTTTTTGTGACTCAAAGTTATTGTCTATTTCTGTAAATACTATACCAGTTATACTCCAACGTTCGGTTTGCTTAGTTACCTCATCATACGCACCAGAAATTAATTTTATATCTGGTATTGCACCTCCTGAGATACCTTGATAAGCTTCTTTTATTAAATAACTATTCTTTTTATCAAGTGTAAGTGTTCCACTTACGGACATTCCAGTAATATTCGTACCTGTCCCCCATTCGCCACACTCAACGACATCGTCTGTTTTTGCTTGAATTTTGCAAGACCATTTAGTTACTCCTGGGACTCTATCACCATTACACCAAATCTTTCCGTTGCTTCCACTTAAAACATGTAAATTTCCTGCCATCTATATCAAATCCTTTCTTTTTCAAAAAAATAATAAAAGGTAGATGTTTTCTACCTTTAGTTAAGTATATTTTCCATCGACAAATTTGTCATACTTTCTAATATTTCTAAATTAGAGCTTGTAAATATATTTCTTCTAAAATTTTGCTGTTTAACTTGTGCATCTGTCATATTATCTACAATTAAAGAAGTATTTTGTTTCAAATAATTCCTCATTGTACCTACATTTTGTGTACATATATTATCAAAATCAGGATTCAAAATGTCTAAATCCTCTAAATCTCCATAATAAGTATTAACAGCATCTACAAAAATTTCTCTATTATCATTGGAGTTTTTAAACTTAGATAGATAAAAATCTTTATATGTATTGTAAACATCATAATAAATCATATCCATTGCTTCAGAATATTCAATAAGTTTCATATCTTCTATTTCATCTGTCCCAACTGTAGTTTTATTATTTATACCAACTAATATTCTAACTTTATCACCATCATTGAATAATACAAGTTGTCCATTAGTTGTTGCTGTATCTACATCTGCAACTTCTGTAACACTTTCCAAATCGTCCATTATATCATAGGTTACACCATCTGTTTCTACATTCCTTCCAGCTATTGAACTCAATAAACTTGGAATATATTTATCTCCTGTTACTTCTCCTCTTGTAGAATCTAGAAATTTCACTTTAGAATTTATAAAATTAATCACATGCCTACTATCTGCGGAGGTTGTTAAATTGTAACATATTGCATTGTAATATTTCTTAGATGCTTCTTGTGTTTTTATCCATGCAGACAAGGCGGTGTGATCTGCTGCTGTACTAGAATACACTCCTATATAACTTTGTGTTTCACAACTTCCTGCTATTGCTAATGCGTCTGCAATTGCTCCATCATCATCTATTCTTATTACTGTTAACTGATTTATATTTTTCTTAAAGCAATCTTTAAGAGCGTTTAAATTATCTATGGTGTATAATGCATTATCTGCTATTACATCAGATAATTGTGTATATATTTTTTTACTAAAAGCTTTATTTGTATCATCTTTTATTATCAAAATAACTTTTTTGTTTGAACTTCTTTCGACAAAAGTATTTGCTAATACCTTAAATTGTATATCTATAACTGGCTTTGTTATTGCCATCTATATCAAATCCTTTCTATTTATAATTTTCTTCATCTTCGATATTTTCGATATAATCCAAATTATCCTCTTCTGTATCTCTTTCGATATAATAATTTACATAAAATAATATTTGTAATATTCCATCTGTAATATTGTAATCAATCCCGTCCTCATCAAGATTTATATAAATGTCTTGTAACGGAAACCCCTGACAAAATAATTCATCAATATCATTTTGTATATTACATAATTCTTCTAAATAATCATATTCATCACTTGGAAAATAATATATTTTTATTCCTATTTTCTTTTGTGTCCTTCTATCTGATAGCTGGTTACTTGCATTACTTAAAATTGTTGTATAAAAAGCAGCTCTTTCGTGTCCATCTGGATTATCTGTAAAAGTTATATTTGTGCTAGGAAATTTTGTTGTAAGCATTGTATTTATTTGTGTTACCACGTCTGCAACTGTAATCATAATCCCTTTTCCTTTAACATCTTATCTATCCAGTCCTCTGTGTCAGAATAGTAAGATTCTTTAAAATCTTGATAAGCTTTTTCTGTATAAGCATAACCTTTTACAAATTTCCCAGTATCCTTTTTATCTGGCTTATGTCCTATTTGCTTATGTCCATTCTCCAAAAGGTGTGCTATTGGACTAGAATTAAATGCCCTTACGCTCATTTCACCCTGATAGTTATAAACTTTTCCAGCTTTAAATTTATTATAAAAATTTGTATTACCTTTATCGGGTATACCAACTTCTTTTGCTTTCTTTTTCATCTTTGTTTTTAATTTATTGGCTTCTTTTTTTAGGTATTTTTTTGACTCTTTAGGTAGTTTTTGTTCAGCTAAATCAAGTAAAGATTTACTAAATTCATCTAATTCATGTGTGTCAAAACCATCTTCCATACAATATCACCTCTTATTCATACTTAATTTCCAACATTACTTCCCAAAACTGGTTATCTTGATAATCTGGTTGAAAATATAAAATATTATATCTCAAACCATCTTTATCTTTAAAATACATATCTATAGATAAATTTTTTATGCTTAATTTTCTACATCTTAATGTATGAGTTACATTTGCATACTCTGTATCTGCCACTGTTCTTTGCGTATTTCCTGTTAAACTAGCAGGTATTATTTGGCAAAATATAGGTTTAATCTTGCCATATGTAGGTACTTTAGCTCCTAATTTATCTCTAGTACCTGTTTTACCATATAAATCTAGTTTATTTTTTAATTTACTTGTTAAATTGCTCATGTTATACCCCCGTAGTAGTGGTAGTAGTATCTACGGTATAAGAGTATTGCAATTGTAGCATAATAGATTGTAATGAAAATCTAGCTTTTTCGCTAACTTTATCTGTCATTAGTCCATTATTATCGAACCAGTCTGTTATAAGTACTCTACAATATAATTTTGCTAAAGGATTAGTATTATCGAAAGTTATTCCAGTTGCATTAAATAAATAAGCTTCTGCGGAATCACATAATAGCTGTATATCGTTGTCTTTATCATCATAATCTACTGTTAGCCATTCTTTTGCTTCTGCTAAACTTACTATCAATTACATCACCATCCTTTTTATTCCTAAATAAATAAGAGCAATAAAAAAAGACCTATTAAGTCTTATAAATTACCCTTATTTATTAAAGTTTTTAAGCTAATTTAGCTAATAATACTTTAATTGCATTTTTATTAAGAAGTTTACCATCAAATCTGAATACACCTTTAACTTCTGTTCTATCTTTTCTCCAAGCATCTCCACCTACATTAGATGATTCTAAAGACATTACTTTTCTATCAAACATAGTATATAAATCCGTTAAAGATCCCATAATAAATGGTACTTGTGTTACTGCTGTTTCTCCTGTACCTGTTACTACATCTGCAAGGAATTTCTTAGGAACTTTTACAATTTCCCTACCAAGAAAAGTAAATCCAGATTGTTTTGTTGCATCTGGCTGTAAATAACTATGTCCTTGTGCATCTTCCAATGAATCTAAATAATCGTAACCTTCACAATTTGTAAATATCACTAAATTATCATTGCTGACACTTTCTAAATCTACATTAAATATATGTTTGAATTTCTTAATATCTGGTGCTGTATTTATACTTTCTAATCTACTCTCTAATGCTCCACCTACTTTTGCTTCTGTCATAATTCCTTGTGCAGATTTTACACCTGTTCCATTAAATATCTGGTATGCATATGTATTTAACTCATTTTCACCTAACCATTTTGTTATAAATGCTAGAATGTTTTCTGCGGAATCCTCCAATAATTCTGAAGTCAAAGGTATAAATCCACCATATTTACGAACTGTATAACTCATATCTTCAAATGTTGGCTCATACATTTCTTGTATTTCTGCATCTTCATCTAAAGATGGAAAACCTGCTGCTTGTGGAATATTATTAGCTATTGGTCTAGTTCCTGTCATAGTTCCAACTGGCTCTACATTTATGTATGGTCTTATGTCAAAATTTCTAGTGGCATCCTGATATTCTATTATTTTTGTAGAAACATCTGGTGTAATTACTACTCCACCCTTTGTTCTATCTCCCTCGATTACAGTATTTCTAATTTCTTTAAATGCTTTAGCTTCTGCATCTGTCATTTCTTTTCCTGCAATAGCCTTGGCAACTATTAATCCTAAATTTTTATCTTTCAATTCAGTTTTTTTAGTTTTATCTTCAACATCCTTAGTCTTACTTTCTGCTTCTGCTTTAGCTTCAGCTTCTTCCATTTCTGCTAAAGTTATCTTAGCTTTTACTGCTTTAATTTCTTCAATTTTATCTGTTATTTCCTTTGCTACAGTTAATTTTTCTGCGGAATCCTTTAATTCTTGTAATTCTTTTTTCAATTCGTCTGATTTTTTCATATATAATTTACCTCGCTTTTAATTTTATTTTTTATTTTTGGACATAAAAAAGAACTATCACTCTAGTTCTAATAACAATTTTGCTTTTAATAATTCTAGCTCCTGTTTTTCTTTATCTTTATTATCTTGTATTTGTTTTAGTCTCTCCTCTTCAGCTTTATCTTTTACTTTTTCAATTACTTTAGATTCTTTCATTAATATATCTTTTAGAGATTTAGGTATATTTTTATAATTATCAAGGATACTTTCATCATTTATACAGGCTGTCAAGTCTTTGTCATCTTCTAAGATAGTAATATCAAATATGTTACTCATTTCTGTTGCATCCATCCATGTTTCTTTGCTTAACATATCTTTTATTTGTTCATCTGTAACTCCATCTTTGGCTTTGCTCATATATAAAGGCAACATTACAGAATCTTCAAATTTATTTAGTATATCAATTTGAGATTGCATATCATCAGCGTTTCCCATTACAATATTCATCGGTTTATGTATCATGAGAATACTAGAATTATAAGCATATATATTATCAGAAATCATTGGAAGAAAACTTGCACAAGAGGCTCCAAGTCCATCTATATAACTATTAACTACCACACCTTTGTCTTTTACTCTTTGTAACATAGCAATAATTCCCTGTGTAGTTATTACACTTCCCCCTACGCTATTAATATATAAATTTACAGTTTTTGTATTACCTAAATTATCTAAAGTATCCTTAAAATCTTGGAAACATACATCTGTACTATCCCATTTACTATCTTGTCCACCAGAAACTATTTCTCCATATACCATAATGTCTAAACTTTCATTTCCTACATTTTTAAATTCATAAAATTTTTTATTTCTCATTATTATTTTGTTCACCTCCATCATCATTGGAATTATTATCTATATTGGTATCATTACTTGGTTGAGTATTAGTTTTACCACTTATTATATTATCCAATGTAACCAAGTTTCCATTGCCTATTAATGTGTCACCATTGTCTGCCCAACTATAACCTAATTCTTCTCTAGCTTCATTTGGTCTGATAATCATGTTGTTTACACCTTTTGTTAAATAATCCATTTGTGCTGTTGGATCTAATTTAAATATTTCCTTAGTGTAATGTTCAAGAAAATTTCCATTCATTTTATCTTTAAATAATAATAATTTTCTGGTATTCTCTTGCTTATACATATTTAAAATAGGAGATAATGTATTAACATAAAAATCTGTTTGCTGACTAACGGAATTAGCATAGGAAGACTTACCATAATCATTGATGGTATTTGGATTTAATCCAAACGCTGCTGCAATTCTTAAAGCATTTGTGTTATTTATAGTAGAGAATTCAGCTTCTGATAATTTCATTGATAATGTCTTTGCTTCTATAGTTGCAGGAATTGGCAAAAACCTTGTTCCATTAGAATTACAATATTTTTCTGTCTCCTTCACTAAAGTATCTTTAGCTTTTGTTCCTAAATCTCCTGTATATTGGAGTAAAACTTTATCCCCAAACATATTGTTCTTATAAAGGTTATTAATATATCCTTCTCCATATTTTTGTGTGTCTATTTGCTGTGATAATATGTCTTTTACAGCCATTCCTATTATTCCATCCCATGTTATGGCTGTTTTATAATGTAATATTTCATCTGCACTAAAAAGATACTTTTTACCACTATTATTTTTATCATACCAAACATACCACATGGCATTTTGCTGTCCAAATAATCCTGCACTATCTCTCCAAACAGTTACATTTTCGGTATCAAGTATCCATAAAAAATTTATATTACCTTTATTATCTCTGTTAACATACACATAACAATTGCCATAAAAATTACGGTTTAATTCTACACAAGACCAGAATGTACTTGCACTCATGTATTCATTTGGTTCTATATTTAAAATGTAATTTAAATTATTATCTATAATTCTCTCTTTTCCTTTTATAGCATTATAAGAATATAAATATATTGGTAATTTACTAACAGAATTAGATAGAGTTTGTAGGCATGTAAAGAATACTATCTCTCCCAACTTGTCTGAATTTATTGTAGCACTATCTATTCCCAATAAACTTAATAATCCAGGATCAGATAAACCATATGTTGTATCTTTTATATCTTTACTCTGTAATCTACTTTTAAATAATCCCATATTCTATATTTTCACCTCCCTCCTCTATCATTTCTTAGGAAATTTTATTAAAAATACACCAATTCCTAATAAAATAAAGCCTAAAATATATAAAAATGCTATATAATTTATTAGAAAAGTAGCATATAAAATAAAAAATAAGCCTAAAAATATTAATATATCTTCTATATTTTGGCTTATAAACTGCTTTATTTTATTAAATTTATTATGTATATAGTTGTTTATTGTTGCTTTTTTTGCTTTAATTCTATTTATTATAGCTATATATTTCATATTCACTCCCCACTTTAAGAATAAAAACTTTTAATATACTCATCTGTAAGTTCTATTTTATCTTCTACCATCCATAATTGACTATAAGCAAAAATTGAACTCATAAGTAAATCTATTCTGTTTTTATTTTTATCTTCTTTTGCGAGCAAAATATCTTCTGTAATTTTTGCTCTATGCTCTACAGCATTACTGACACAATAATCTAACAACTTATTTTCCTGATAAACTATTTCCCCATTATAAACACTATCTCTAAAATTTTTGATGCTTGGACTTAAAGCACTAAAAGATTGTTTTAATAAAATTACATCATAATTTTTTGCTAGATTGTTCATCATCTGCAAGGCATTATAAGGATCAGATACTATGCATTTAATTTTACAATTATACATAGGCTCAATGTTTCTTATATATTCCTCTATTCTGTTATAATCAGCAATTCTACCTTCCATTAATTCACAATATCCATCTTGTTCATACTGTACATAATCAATTTTTTCTCTACGTTCAGGTAATGTATCTTTGGGTAAAAATCCTTTAGACATTAAATAATACTTACCATTTTCCTTATACATTATAGATATACCATTTAAATCTAATGAAATTGCAAAATCTCCACCTACAACAACCTCTTTACCCTTCAAATCTATCTTAGGAACAGAATGTTTTTTCCATTCTTTCACGTCTAAATATGTATGTTCACTAGCATTTTGTAGAAAATTATTCATATCTTTAGTTATATATTCAATCTTTTCTGTTGGTTTTAATAATGCTTTCTTCCTATTATCTCTAATAATATTATAATTTTCTTTAATCCTTAGTGGATTACTCTGATATATACCCGTATCATCCCATAAATGTTTTTCTTCTGCATAATATAGCAGTGCAAATTGTCTTTCATCATCTACAACACCATTAAATACTTTTCTAATATAATCAATTTCTTCTTCCATAATAGAATTAGTTATTGCATATGCTGTTGTGGTACGGAAAACTACAGGATTGATAACATTCTTCATTCCACCTCGCAATGCGTTAAAATTATCTGCATTCTGAAAATTAGCAAATTCATCTCCTACCATTGCTGAAGGTCGTACAGAATTGTTCTTACCTGGTTCTGAAGTTCTCGGCTGAAAAAAGTTATGTGTTAATTTACATTCTATTTTTCCAGTGAATGTTTTACTAATTGTAAAATGTTTTAATATTAAAGGACTTGCTTCTAATACTTGTACCATTGCCTTTCTTAATTCTGCTGCAAGTTCCCTTGTTAAACATATAGAATAAAATTCTGAATAGTTTTGTTCTGTTAGCATAAGCAATATAAATATAATAGCCACCAAATTTGTTTTTGCATTTTTACGACTCATGAAGAGAGTTATGTCATTATGCATAAATTTATGTGGATTATCTTTATATCTGAACAAAAATACACCACATACTAAAAAGCATTGGAAACCAACTAAATATTTTAATACTTGTTTTCCAGCTACAAATCCCGTAGCGTAATTCAATAATTTCAATAAATTATTTATTTTTTTAAGTTGTTTTTCATCTGCATAATATTTAAAATCTTCTCTATATTGATTAGTATTATAATCTTCTAAGAATATTTCACATTGTCTTTTAACTTCCCATGTTGTAATTTCTTTACCTTCCATTACATCTTTACAATATTGTAAGGCTTTATCTAATAGAATCATTTATCATCATCTCTTAGAGCTTGTAAAACTGGATCTTCTTTTGTAGATTTTGCATTAACATTTATTACGCTTAATTTTGCCCTTGAAGATGGAGAAAGACCTAACTCATTGCAACACTTATTAAATATATTCACATAATCTTTGTAAATTAAACTTGCAGGATTTCTACTCAACGTGCCATCTTCTTTAGGTGTCACTAGTCCATGCTCATCTAATATTTTTTTACATTCTTTCATCTTTACTATTGCATCTACTGTTGTTTCTAAAATAGTTATATCTAAATTATTTAATATATTACTGGCTTCTAATTCTTTTACTATGAATTTATATAATTTCTTTTCTTCCTTAGAAAGATAAGAAGGTGCTTTATAAACTTTATTATTATTACCTTTTAATTTTTGCTCCTCTTCTTTTCTCTCTGTAATTTCTTGTTTTGTTAAATGTGACCTTTGTAAATCTACAGGTTTTGCAGATAATGCCATTATAAACACCTCCTCTTTCTAATTGATAATGATTGTTATTTGATTTTAACTTGTCATTTCGGAAATTTGTTTGACGGAAAGTTGGGATGCGGTCAATGTGAAATTTGTCGAAACTTTTCTCATACCCCTACCATATATACTTTGACTTCTTTAACCTTTGTAAAAAAAATATATAGCATATATTAATACAATAAAACTAGTATTAATATTAAGACTATATACCAGTATCCCTTAATATACCTTCATATTCTCTCTTCCATCTATCTACCAAACCAATCATCATATGTACTGTATCTTCATAGTTATCATTCAGCATACCATGTACTAACTTATGGTTACTATAAGTAAGATACACTATCCTACATACATTACATCTATCATCCCAACCATCTATCTTTAATGGTCTTATATGATGACATATGTTACCATACTCGATCTTATTAAGTATATAGTAACTATATATATCTAGTCCTTTACACTTACTTTTAACTATATCTACTGTCTTAATCCATTCCTTTGAATGATAGAATGATGTATACTTCCTATCTCTTAATTGCCTTACATTCTTATCATATGTCCTGTTCTTCTCTGCCTTATCTACTTTGTATTTCTTCTCACATTCCTCACATCTTTTAAGATTGTAGTCTATGATCTTACCACATCCACTGCATAGTTTCTTCAATGCCATATCTATTCATTCAGTTCTTTTAAAATTTTCTTAGTCAGTTCTCTTCCTATTGGCGCTAATAATTCATTTGGATTAATAGCATCCATCTTTATATTACATGTATAATCTAAGTCATCATTCTTTTTAGTTTCTACTTTCATATCTTCCAAACTTTTAATTTCATTCTTTATATTCTCCAACACTTCCAATACTTCTCCAGCATCAATATTTATTTTTATTTCCATTTAAATCATCCCTCCAATTAAATACATTACATATAATTCCAGTTGATAATCTTTAGTAAACTTATTAAATTCATCTACAAATTTATTGTAATCTTTTAAGAAATTAATCTGTTCCTCTATTGTAAATATATTTCCATGTGTATTAATAAACTCACCCATATTTTTATAATATTCAAGTAAATCATTATAATCCTTTATTTTATAACTAACTCTTTCTAAATCATTTATATTCATCATTAATCACCATTCCTTCTAATTTGTTTACAATAACTTTTTTCTTACCAGTTAATACATCTTCACTCCAATCTATAGGGATTACTTCTTTTAATGCTTCTTTTGAAGAAATTGATATAAATTTTCTATTTTTTAATTTGTTTGAATCAAGTGATCTACTCATTTTCTATTCTTCTTATTAAATATTAAATATGGACTTTTTCGTCCTAAAATAAAATCTATTAAATTACTATAACCATGTCTTTTACAACAGTTATTTATTAATTCAATATAAAAATTCCTATTTTGATAAACTAAATATAAAAGCCATATTGTAAACCAAATATTAATCCATATCATATAATCACCTACTTTTACATAAAAAAAATAAGGCTACTATTTAAGCCTTATCTAATATATCTTTTATTTCTTTATCACTAAATTGCTTATTTTTGAATCCAGTGTCAATCTTTTCTTGTGCTAAATTTCTAAGTTTTTCTGTACTCTCATTATAAACTAATTTTAGGCTTTTATTACAATAATCTACGCATTCCTGCCATTTACTAAGCTTATAATTCTTGATACCATAAAACTGTGCTGTATTTGCTTTAGCTCTCTTATTAAATATCATGCTAAACAATAATGCTAATAAAAATGGCATTGCAAAAACAATCATAGCAATTTGAACAATTCCAAGTAAGCAAAATAATATAGTTGCTGCTAATTCAACCTTCATTGCTTTACTAAAGAATGGTATCTTTTCCATTTCAAAAGGCACTTCTTGAAAATTCAATTCAGCATTAACTATTTTTCCTGCTACTTTTTGAGAAAAATCTAGTCCATCTTTCTTTTTGGGTTGTTTTTTAGTATCTTTCTTTTTATAGTCTGTATAACTAATTCCACTACCAGGTATTCCTACAGTAGTTCTAGTTCCATTTTTACTTATATTTTTAGTAAATCCATGTCCACCTACAGAAACAGAGTTTATGCCCTTTTTACCAATATTTAATTTAACTCCAGGTAAAATCTTAATTGATTTTCTAAATCTAAATCCCATATAACCATCTCCATTATCTCTCTTATATGTCTTTATTATACTACAAATCTTAATAATTATATTATTTTTTGTATTTATTGAAAAACATCGTTATATTATAATTAATATATTTTAATCGCAAAATATATTAAAATATATTAATTATCGTAAATTGATTAATAATAGTATATATGCTATCATAAAGCTAAATTAATTGAGATACATCTTTGAGATAGGTTATAATATAATTATAAATGAGAACAATGCATATAGTGCATTAATTTGAGGAATAGCATTTAAAAGATATTAAATAGAATATTTTTCAGGAGACAATTCAATAATAAAACTTAGGAATTAAACTCCTAATTAATAGAAAATATTTTTCTTTGTTAAGCATATTATAGAATAATACCTAAGGATAGTACTGGTATATTAAAAATATAATTACTCATAAAAAAAGAACCTATAGTTTTATAAGTTCCACAATATATTAATACTAGAAAGATTAATATGATTACTAAAATATAAATATTAACGTAACTTGATTTTTTAGAAAATATAGTATAACATAATTGTTGTTAAAATTAATAAGCATTCATACTGGAACATTTTCTTATAGAAAGGTGATGATAGTATGAAAAAAATAAACTTAACTATAATTGCCAATATCTTAACAATTATAGTAGCTATCTTAACAATTATCACATTTATAATAAAATAGTTGCTGTAATAATATTACAATAATTTATAATTTCTCTTCCACAGAAATTATAAATTCATATATAATTTTCAGTATAATAACTTATATAATTTTAACAACTTTAATATATTAATTAATTTTAATCAAGAAATTAGTCGGCTCTTGATTTTCTACATAAAGATATATAGTAACTCTACGTTAATATATATCTTTATGTATACTTATATTATAACTATCATATAATTTTGTCAACATTTTTGTATAAAAAATTAAAATAAACATTAAAACATTTCCTCTCAGTTTAATTATTTCTATATTCTTTTGTGGCATATTTCACACTTCGCAAAATATTGTTATATAGTATTAAATCTACTTTGAGAATATAATCATATCTTACAGCTTTCTTATAATCTAAATAAGCACTCAAATTTTCTGGACTATTTGAAACTTGAAATAATATTTGTCCGTTGCTTTCATCTTTCCAAAATTCTAAGTCTTGTAATGGATTTTTATATAAAATATATGTAATTGCATTTAGAGACTTAGTTCTTATATGCTTCTTCCTATCTTCTTCCATCTTTTTAAATCCTCCTATTACAAAAAAATCAAGTAGGGAGCAATAAAAAATTGCTCCCTTATGTATATCTTCATTTGTTATATGTTATAATTATGATTAGTTATAAGAAACGAATTGTACATTTGCAGATGTACAAATATTTGAAGTATCTATTGCAGTAGATGCTTCTTTTTTTATTTTCCATTTGTTATATGTTTTTACCCATCGGTCACAACCAATTCTATATGTATATCCCTTGCAAATATCATATTTGTTTTCAATTATATCTCTATTCACACCATTTTTAAGCATATCCAATATATCAAAAACATCTTCTTCAGATAGTTTTGTATTGTGAGGATTATTTTCCCCCTCATTGGCTTGTCTCCTATGTTTTGTTTCCTCTGGTGTGGATTTATTTTTCCTTCTTTTACCCTTCATATCTGAATTTATGATAGTCTTAGAATATAATTCTATATATTTAGTTTCTTCTTTATCTAATTCATTTTCTTTACATTCTTCAATAACATAGAATATTAAATCATCTTGTTCAGTATTAAAAATTGTTTGTAGTTCATCCTTATTGGTTTCACAATATGCACCATTTATTAAATTAGTCCTATGTCTACTATAAGCATCATTACATTCTTTAGCTCCACCCACATATAAAATTTTGCCTTGGTTTGTCTTAATTCCATAGATTCCACATTTATTTATTTTACCTTGCTTTATTAACATATATTAACTCCTCCAATTTTTTATTTACTTAATTAAATTATGTGATGTTTTTCATTTTTTCTGTTTTCTTTAAAAAAGAATCATCATATTTTAAAATTTTTTATTGACATTAATTTTTTTATATGTTATATTGTATTTGTAAAAAGTTAACCATTTTTAAATAAAAAAATTAAACAGTTTCTACAAATCCAATATATTTCATATCATCATCTATAATTACACATCCTTGTTTGAAAAGTCCGTTTAATGTATCTATAGCATATAAGCAATTATATCCTATATACTTTTCCAAATTTTTAATTACATTTTCATCCTGTTTAGCGTCTTTCCATGCTGCAATCTCATCCTTTACAGGAACAATATTTGAATCCATTACTTCCATATGTAAATTTCTAATTATATACTCATTTAAATTTGACATTTTTTTGCAATTAGTCATTATTCATTCCCCCTATTTTTATCAAATTTATTTACATATACTTTTTTATATACTCCATATTCATCCCAAAATAAATCGTCAGGATCGTGTGGGCTTCTCCCAATTAATCCGCACTTTCTTTTAACTTCAATTTTCTTTTTTTTTTTAAGTTTAAGCATATTTCTCCTCCAATTTTTATTTTTATATTTACAAATTATCATATATATGATATAATAATTATGTATACATATTTTTAAGCATTAAAAAATAATATAATAGGGAGTAACCAGCTCCCTATATGAACATTTCCTTTGGGATGGGACGTGTATTTGTATACTTACTACATTACAAACTATAGCATATTTTTAAGGGTAGAATTATATTATTCTACCCTAGTGTAAGTTCATTCCCTTACTGATTTATTACGAGTTCTCACTCTATCTCTATTCCATCTTAGGAATTTGTAAATATGCTCTAATCCTAGTATTTATCCCATTTATAGCAATTTATATAAAAATATTTTTTGTTATTAATTACCTTTAAACGTTGTATTTATAAGGATTAAGAGACTTGTTTAGAATCCCCTTTAACTTTTTTATGACTTTTCTGTTTAGCACATTTAGGACATCTTTTCTGATTATTTGTTTCTCTTTTTACCCTTTTTCCGCAGTCCTCACACATTAAATATCCATTATCTAAAGGTTTATTAATATTTATATTTATATTATTGAGAATCTCTTGTCCAAAAACATTCCAAAGAAAACTCATTTTTAAATCATTCGTTTTGTAAGTATATTTAATTAAAGTATCTACTATATTTAGTATATCTATATTGTTTTCTTTTCCCCAAGTTTCAAATTCTTTTCTTGCATAACCATAAAATATTTCTTTAAAATCTGTTTTCTTCATGTCTTCTTCATCTTCATTAGTAAATTCTTTAGAATATTCATCAATTTTATCAGTCGTATCTTTTTCTATCTCTAAATATTTAATAATTACATCCTTATTAACTTCGATGTTATCCTGATTAAACATTAATGTTTTTACTCTAAATATTCCAAATCCTTTTGAATAATCAAATTTTGTATTTTCTATGTTTTCTATATTCTTACAAATTCTATCCATTACACTATTACTCATAGGTTTACACTGTAATTCTTTTTTATTTTTTGCATATTGGAAGAAATACGGATACTTATCATTTTTAATAAATTCATTAACATCTGATGGTAATTTCGGAAGAAACAAAGTTTTTGCGGAATCTATAATATCATTATTATAAGCACATAGCTTTTGCATTATCTCATAATCATCCATTGGATTTTCAGAATTCCACATTCTCGTCAATGTATTACTAATCTTACCTATATTACTTTTTTTATATACAAATATTAAACTTTTAACTATATTGTCTTTATTAATCTGTGTTGCTGGAGCTTTACCCATTTCAAAATATATAGGATGTATATCATAAATATCAATCATTTCTTCAGCTAAAGAAATGATCCAATCCGTACTAAGAACCAAAGCTTCGTCTCCATCACAATCAAAAGCCAAAGTTTTTGAGATAACATCATGGGTACTTGTATAAATTCCATTGGTGATAAACCATTTATATTTTCCTTTAGTTGCTCTTACATTTTTTCTTATAACATGTTCAAAACTCAAACTTGGACTTCTTAAAACATCTAATTTAACATCATTTTTATACAAGTTACAATACACTTCTCCATCTTTTAGGTAGCCTTCTGGAACTTCTATATGCCCGAATAACCAATCTACAAATGCTATAGGATCACTAAGTATAAATATTCTCTTACTATTTTTAATCTTTATCTTACCACAACAAGCATCATTTTTAGCTTTTGTAATTGTCTTACTTATTTTTTTATTAACATAAGCAGATTTTAACATTTCTGGATATATTCTTAATGCTTCTTGAAAATAATTTCTATGTTCGTTCTTCTTTGTTGCACTTAAAAATTCTAATTGAGATTTTCTATCAGTATGTACCTTTCTAATTAAACTTTTAAAGTCTTTACATAATAATTCTATTTGTTTATCTGATATATTGATTAATTGCTGCAACATTTGGTAGTTAATTTGCATATCTTTATATTTATCAGATTTTTCTTCATCTTGCATACAAATATTAGCTGTACAATTATATTTGTGAAAATTATCTTTATATTCCTGCCAATCGTTATAATACTTTGTAAGTTTGAACTGGCTCTTTGTAAAAATAATCTGTATATTATCTTCTATAATGTCATACTCTTGTCCATAAATATCTGTAATTTTTGTATCATAGCTTTTTTCTTTAATATATTCAATATAATTAAATGGTGTAAGCAATCCTTTTATCCAGGGTAATCTAACTTGGGTATTTTTTTGTGCTATACTTGGTAACATAATACCCAATCCATCAAAATGTGGTATTGGAACATCCATTGTCTTATTTTTATCTATTGTCCAGTTAGCAACATCTTTAGTTCTTTTTCTATCTAGCTTATCTCTATATTCTACTTTCTCTGTTTTCCTACTAATATAATCTACTTTAGCAGACACCATTGTCTCAAAATCTGCAACAACTATACATCTATCTATATCAAAATTTTCCCATACAGTAGAACCAGAATTATTTAAACTCAAATATGCTAGAAATTTTGATATATTCATTCCACCCTTTTTATTAATTTCTTCTATAGTAAGTCCATTCATTAAAGTTAACATTACATCTTTTAGAGCCTCATCATTTTTTATCATCATAAATTTTTTCTGTCTTGTTTGTCCTGCTCCTGCTGTAAAGAAAATATAATGTTGTTTATCTATAGTTAAACCATCTTTAACTATTTTTTCTACAATGATATTATCCATATCGCCAACTTTAACTGTAATAATTTGATCTGTAAAGCTTCCTAAATTAAGTCCTAACACTCGTACAAGATTATTATCACCTATTGCAATTATATCTTTTGTTTTTATATCTTTACTTTTAACACTTCTATCTAAATCTTTATTAGCTACATATAATTTATGTATATCTTTTTTAATTTCACGTAATTTAGATTCTATATATGTATAATATTTATTTTCATTTATTTTTTCTTTAAATAATTTACTACATTCTTCCGTCCAGTTTTTAACTTCTAATTCTCTTCTTACAATATTAGACATGTGTTTTTTCAAGAAAAATCGTATTTGTTCCATTCTTATTCTCTGCAAACACATATATTTCTCTTCTTCAGTTCTAACTAAATTTAATTTTACACAATACATTCTTACTTGTTTATTTAACATAATTTTATTCCCCCAATTTTATTTTTTATATTTTAAAAATCCAACTCTCAATTTATTAATATTTGTGAGTGACCCAAAAGGGAACGGAACAAATTTAATAAATTGAAAATGTCTTTGACAACAAATTTACTATTATAATTAAACTTAATATATAAGAGGTTCGGTACTTATTAAATTGTTCCGTTACACTACACAATTTAAAAGTCCCTCATAATTATGATATGTATTTGCTTTTCCCCTACGGGTCGCAAATCCAATCATAATTAATGGTTATTAGATTTTTTATGTATATATGTTGTATTGAAAAGTTGAATAAGATTGACGGTATATTAAATACCCTTTTAATTAGCGTTTGAAAACATTCAACTTTTTAATTTTGGATATTATATGTATCAATTTCATTTAGTAGATAACTCCAATATTCTTCATGATCGTTATGTCTTTTAGTTTTATATTTATATTTACTTAAATCAGATAAAGAAACATCATCTTTATTTTTATAATCCTCTTCAATTTTACTTATCCTATAATTTTCTTCATTTAACTTTTTAAAATATTCATGTTTATTTTTTTGGTATTGGATTTGAATTAAATCATCAATATTAGGATTATAGTTTTTAAATGAAATGAGATTATTTATCAATTTATTTTCATTGGAATTATCATCTACTATTTTAAATAAATTTTTACATCTTTCTATAGATTTATCATTCAACTGTTTTTTCTTATCTATTATTTTTTTGTATTCTCTTTTTACTGCATTTTTACCACATATTATCTTATATGCAGGATAATAAAAATCCCATTCTAATTCTTTATTTACATCATTCATAAAACTTTTATATACTTTTTTACCAGCCAAAAATAAATCTTTAAAGCTTTCCATGTTGTAATGTTTTAGCATTTCATTTTGAGTATCTAATATCAGATTATATTCTTCATCTGTCGCAGGTCTTTTATCTACTTTATTATGTCCTTTGTCTACATTGGCAACTATGAAAGTATCTTGATATATTAATACACTTCTACTTTTCAAATTTTTTAATGCACGTTCTATAATTCTTTTAAATTCTGTCCTAGTAGAAGAATAAAAATTATATATTGCTACTAATTCAATATGTAATATGTCACTTAATTCTTTCTTTTTATATGTACTTAATGAGTATGTATTATTAGCAAAGCCACATATATTAATTAGTTCGCTAATAGATAATGTCACAACATTATTTCCAGTTCTTTGTATTTGTCCATGTATATAGTATGTTAAAATATCCTTAATTTCTTCTATGTACTTGCTATGGCTATTATTTTTTCTTCTATCTTGTTTAGGTAAAGGATCTTTGTAGATTTCATCAATAATAAATTTCTGACCTTCTTTATGCCACTTAAAATATCTAGCCCATTCTTTTAGTTGTTTCTTTTTCGTATCTCCAGCAGAAACTTTTTCTTCCATAAGTAAACACAACTCTTTATAATTTTTTATCACTTGTCCAACTTTTATACTTTTTATGTTCAAATAATCATCACTCCCCCCTTAAAAATTTTTATTTTCTTTTATATTTATAATCTTTTCTGGTTTTGTTATCTGTGCATTTGGAACTATTAGACGTTTTTTAGTATTATAATATGTAGCTTCACAATATTGCTTTCTATTGTAAAGTTCTATGAGTCTATTTGGATCTACATTGCAACCAATTTCCCATATCCTACTTACATTTTTAATTGTTCTTCTATTTTTTAAATCTTTATTATATTTTGAAAAAAATATATCTTGAAAATTAATTTCAGAAAATTTAGTTAGTCCATTATTCCTAGGTGCAAACTCAAATTCATTAGAAATTTTTGTATAATTAGCATCTAAACCAAGTTTAAAATTTTTCTCGTTTGTAAATTCTTTTATTTTATTAATCTGAATTGCAAATTTCCATAACATATCTTCCAGATATTTTTCTAATTGTTTATAATTTTTAAAATACTTTTGTTTTATCTTCTTATATAACTCTGTTTGCATCCATCCTTTTGTACAATTATGCCCTGTATATCCATCACAAAAATATAATATTGCAAGAAATATTGGTGATGCGTCTCGTTCCATATTTTTAATAAAAGATATGTACTTATAATTCCAGTTTTCCTGACAAAAGCAATGGATTAATTCATGTCTTAAAATTCCTCTAACTTCTTTGTAATAATACTGTCTTAAATAACTTACAGGCATTTTATGTACTCCCCAAACATGTGCTTTATCTACATAAACATAATGCTTATTTTCCTTCTCATTGTATTTATATAAGCCTAATGTGTTACCTTCTTCTTTGTCTGGTAAAAATACTTTTTCATGAACTACTACTGGATTATATAAGAACGGTTGTTTTTGCCAAGGAAAACACCTCTTTCTTAAATATTCCATTTCTTCCTTTAGTGCCTTATCTAATACCTTTTGTCTTAATTTTTTGCTTGTCCTATTTACATACTTAATCATAAAATTCCCCCTATTTTTATTTTTTACTCTCCATATATCCCAAGATAGTGAAACCTGTAATCATAGATGTATCAACAATTGTAGCTATTTTATAAAATCAAAAAACGACGGTAAAGTGGTAATTTTACTTAACAAGTTCGTTAAATAAAAATTTATGCGAACTTGTTGACTTTTAAAAAATTAAAGATTATAATAATATTTGTAAATAAAAAATATATTTTATATTGAATTATCAAAGAACATTTTTTTTAATTACTATCAGGTACAAAAAGAGTTGAGTTCTTCCTGTACCTTATATAATAGCAAGTTTTTAAAATTCATACAAATTCATTTTTTATCATATTTTGCTAATATTTTAAATTATATGGTTATAGGTAATAAATGCTAGTTTTTTTACATTATTATAGCCTTATTTGTGTTGTCTAAAAATTGTAGATAAAATTATACTTTTATTGTAACTCAATAGTTATCAAATTGTTATTTTGCATATAAAAATCTATCATGTCAATTTCGTTCTGAATAGAATTGATCTTATCAACATCTATGTCAACCTCTTGTTCGTTATCTCCATAAAGTCTGATATAATGTATCTTTCTATCTTTACAAGCAACTGTAGCAACGTGTGTATTCTCTATATTTAAGATACAATCCATATCGCCACTGTAATGAAGTATTACATCTTGTCCCTTAATTTCACCTAAGTTTCTTTCAACTGCATTTTTTACTATACTATTAAAAATCTGTCTTTCCTCATCCTCTGAACTATAATTTTTTATATTTGTCATTTCCATAATAAAATCCTCCTCTTAATTTTTAATTAACATATTTTACAAAATTGTTTGTAAGTTAGTGACGATTTAATTTTTATAGGCATATTGCCACTTATATACACTGTAAATACGTGCTCAATATTTTCTTTAGGCACATAATCCCAAGGAACTATTTGTCCTATTTTCTCCTGTAATTGTTGCTGCTTAATTTCTAATACGTTGCTCAT